AGTATCAGAAGTATCTTGTCCACCACCACCGCCTGAGCCGCCGCCACTTGGTGCATCAGGAGAATATGGAGGTGAGCCAACATAATACGAACCGCCACCGCCTCCAACTGAGGTAATTGAACTAAACACAGAGTTTGATCCTTGCGTTCCAAAACTGCCACTTGAAGCACCAGCAGCACCGCCAGCACCAACTGTTACTGTAAAGGAACTTCCAACCCCAAAACTTGCAGCTGTTCTTAAGGCACCTGCACCGCCACCGCCAGGGTTTGCACCGTTTTGACTACCAGCACCACCGCCTCCTGCAACAACTAAATAATCTATTGAGGATGCAGCAACACCTAAATGTCCACTTATTTGACTTGCCATAATTCCTAATATTGGTGTCATTAAGCTAAGTCACCAACAATAGTAAAAGTATTGCTAGCTGTGCAGATAATGGTCGCAGCTGAGTAACGGGCGCGTAGTGTCGGTGCGCTTGCTGTTGCCCCTGTTGAGGTAATTGTTACGCCTGAACCTTGCGCAAAAGAAGTAAGGCCAACGCCAATACTCTGCACATTGATTTGCTGGCCTGCACTAAATACGCTCGGTGGCACGGTGACGGTTACAGCTGAGGCATTAGATGTAGTTACTAGCTTATTGAGGTCAGTAGATGCCAGGGTATAAGTAGTGCCAGTTTGAGCATTAAAGTTAAGCAATAGGGATAACGCTACGTCACCGCTGCTAGCACCGCCTGTAAGGCCTGAGGTTACGGCTGTAGTTACGGCTGTTATATCACCTACGGGTGCCCCTACCCACGCTGCACCGTCATAATACTCCAGGGCATTAGTGTCTTTAAGGTAAGAGTATTGCCCCTCTTGTGGTGAGGTAACTGCACTAGCTCTAGCTGCAGATGATGCAAAAACTAAAATACCTTGCATTAGGTAGCCGTTAGTGTCAGCTGCCGTAAGTACCTCGCCAGTAGTAAAGGTCTTAAAACCTAATCCAGCTGCCATAGTCCTATCTCCTTAATAACTTAATACGCCGCTGTCAAGCAAACCGTATATGGATGAGTCTAATATAAAGCCGTCAATAATTGGCTCTAAAGTGGTAAGTGTTGTTTTCCAGCTGTTAGGCGTAATGCTTTGAGCTACGCCAAACACCTGCAAAGTCTTAGTTAGCGTTGATCCGCCAGGCTGGTTAGTTGTAATAGTTACAGGGTCAAAGTAATCCAGGCTAAGCGCTGCAATAATGCCTAAGTTGTAGTTATCTGTATAAAGGTCTAGCTGTATAGCATCGCATCGGATACTAGTCTCAGCCCTAGATGCAACGTACGCCTGTGCATAGTCCAAGGCTACGGCATCGGTTTGCATTAGTAGGTTTTGTTGGTTATAGCTATGCACAAAATACTTATCTATGCTGGGCTGGTTTATGGCTACCTGGGCTGTGCCGCCTGTACGGGTAACGCTGGCTGAGTTGTAAACCAAGGTATCGTCAAGCCGCCACACCGCATCGAAATAACTAATATCTGTCCCGTTATCGTTAAATACTGTAGGCGTAGCACCTGTACTGCCAGCCGTAACGCTACGATCTTGAAAGACAAACGAGCCAGCGGCATCTACATACAAGGCCCCGTATTCGCTAGTTTCCACCGTTTGCATAGCTGCAAGGCTTGTGCGGGCTGTGCCTGGGTCTGCCTGCATTGTGGTTAGCCCTGCATCTACGTCACGCATAGAGGCTGGCCAGTCAATAGCATCCAATAAAGCGTTAATTCTTGCACCGCTAAGCTGACCCGCTGAGGTGCCCGCCACGGTACTTATCTGTGCATTTTGTGCCAGCCTAAAGGCATCTACCGCTGTGATAGTTGTATAAACCACATCAAGGGCATTTTTAGGTGTGCTAGTTGTATAGGTAGTAATAAAGCCAGCAAAGATAGGGTAAGTAGTTGCGCCGTATGTAGCCGTAATCTGTACTTTACGCATTGGCGTTAAAAGGTTGTAGTACGGACTACTTGGGTTTTGTGGGTTAAAGTCTCCGTTTTGGTCAACGATACGCATAGTAAGAGTGCCAGTTTGGAATTGGTCAGCCTGTGGGTTACGCCCGCGTTTGGTCTGAATACTATCTACTACGTCAGATACGTCCACAATAACGCTAGCTGCATCTGCCAGGATATTGGTGCCTAATATGCCCTGATCTAATATCATAGCCTGAGCAAAGCTAGGGCCAGTAGAAAAGTTAATAACAGCGTTAATAACTGGCAGGGTCATAGCGCCCCAGCAAAATTAAGGTTATTGCCAAACCTGTTATTTTCTTGTACGGCATTTTGTACTACTTCTATGAGTCCGCTTGTCTTGTCCACTACGGTTACGGTTACGTTGCCTGCGCCATAGCCTGCGCCTCTGTTCATATCGGAACTATAGCCGCCAAAGTCTCCTAGTTTTCTTTGGAACTCAACCAAAGATAAAAAGTCTGCATAATTCTGTGCATCTAAAGTATCTGCCATAACTGTAGCTAAAGTTGTAACGGCATCTGAATATTCTAAAATAGCCTCTATTGACTCATTACCTGTTAATTTATCTAGTACAGGCTGGTCTACAAACGGGCTTGGCTTAGTAGTTGTGTCTACATATCCAGGCATAGTAAGCGTAGGGAACTTAAACTTAGCTAATAGGTCTAGCGCAGCTTGTAGGTTAGCCAGGTTAATTAGATCGGTCGACTTCATACCCGCTAAGACCCTGTTTATGTCTAGTAACTTGGCATCTTGCCGCTGTAAGGCGCCTAGTATTTTTAAATCCTCGTTTAGCTTGGCCGTGGCTTTTACTATGGCTGCATCATCTTTTGAGGCTATGGCATCTTCTAGCGCGGCTATATCTTGCTTAACCTTTAAACGCTGTACATCATTGGCTATGCCTAAGATCTGTGCGCTAGTAGTTGCCTTTCCTAACGCCTCGGCTTGGCCTATAAGCGCAGCGTTTAGCTGTATAGCATCCATATTAAAGACATCGTTACCCTTAGCTAAAGCGAGGTTAGCCTTATCTAGAATTGCCTGAGACTTTTTATCTGCAAGGATTTTAGCTTGGGCCTTTTGCTGCTCTTTAGTGAGGATTGTTATTTTCTTTTGTGTATTTAAATATGAGCCTGATTGAATAGGGTTTTTTTGAGCGCCTACTTCTGCGATTCGTCTAGCTTGTGCCCCAGCTTGATTAAGTAAAGTTATGTAGCTACCTAGAATTGGAATAGCTTGAACTACGCTAGCGCCTGTTAATCCTGATAGCCCAGGTATCTTTTTTAAGGCTCCTGCCATAAGGCCAAATCCGCGTATAACGTCAGCGGTATAAGTAGCTAGGTTTTCCATATTGGTAGCAAGGTCTGCCACGGTTGTATCGTCACCTAGATTTTTTAGGGCATCTATAAGGCCTGTACCAATAATCTCCTGCACGTTAGCCGCAGCTACGCCTAGTTTGGCTATAGATCCTGCATAAGTCTCTGAGGCTGCCTTAGCTGAACCCTTAAAGGTTACGGCTAAATCGTCTGTAATCTCCTTAAAAGATTTAGTTTTAAGGTCTGCCTTAGATATGCCCACGCCTAATTTACCTAGGGCTGTGTTATTACCTAGGTATGCCTTACTTAAAGCGCCTGTAACTGTGTCTAAATCTCTACCTGTGGATGCGCTTATGTCTAGAGCAATACCTAATAGGCGCTGTGTCTCAGCTGTATTTTTAGTTGCTACCGCTAGTTTTTGATAACTTGGCCTAAGCAGATCATCTATAACGCCGTATTCGCTTTGTAACCGTTGGATAAAACTCTCAGCTGAGGCGGCATCGCGCTCTAAGCCTACGTTTTTTAATGCTAGGGCTAATTGTTGCTGGGCCTTTTGGTCTGCAGCTGCAGCCTTTATTGAGGCTTTGGCATATCCAATAACGGCAGCTGTACCAAAAGCCAGGCCAAAGGTTTTAGCAAGGCTTTTAACCGATTTACTTAGCTTGTCGGTAGCGGTCTCAGCTTGCTTAAATGCTTTTTTACCCGTGAACTCCGAGGCTATATCTATAACTACGCTGGCCATAATTATACCTTTGTACTTTTATTAAGAGCAGCCGCGGCTGAGTTAATGGCTGTAATGACCGCATCTCTAGCCTTGCCGTTATTTTCATCATAGGCCCTAAATAAAACACGGCCTTGCATCCTGTCTTTACCCTTAAAAGGTGCGTTGTACTTTTGCTGTTGGTTTTTTACAAAGACACTCTCAGGGCTTAACTTACCCATACGCTCATAGATAGATGCCGCAGCGTTTTTGTTAAAAATACTGACCAGCGATCTAAAGCCTTTTGAGTTAGGTTTTGAGGGTGTGGTCTTATAGCCTATTTTAGATTTTGCTATGCTTACATCATAGGTAGGGAACGTGCCCATAGAATTAGGCCGTGTCAGCCAGCCGCTTAGTATCTGTCCATTATCGGGCAGGTAGCCTTTACCAGTTTTAACTATAGGTTTAAGGGCAGTTGCTACCTCTTTAGGCAACGCTTTAGCCAGGTCAGGGGTAAACTTTTTAAGAGCTTTGCGTAGCTCAACGCCCCCTCTTACCTCTACTGGCATTTTGTTGCTCCTTAGCTTTATCGGTTAAAACCTTTAGCATATTCTTAAACATATCTGCATCCAGGTCTAGTAAATACTGGGGCGCGATTCCCGTCTCTACGGCTAGCTGTGCAACCAGGTAACCAAAACTACCGCGCCCCACTATTGCGAAGGGTCATCGTCCAATACCTCAACCTTAGCTAAGGTGTCTAAAAACTCTGCCCCAAACATCGGTACGGTTTGCCCGCTTGTGCGTAAACACTCCCAGGCTAGCCAGTACACATCTGTTTGCCGCTCTAGATCCCTAAAAACCTTATGGAACCCAGCTTTTGCATATAACTCAAAGGCCCACTCAATTTTCGGCGTTATCTGATGCTCAGATACGCTACCGTCTGCCCTTGTTATTTTAAGTTTTGCCATTGTGTTAGCCCCTTTGTTAGTCGGTTATGAAGTTGTAATTACGATTGGTGAATTACAGGTAAAGGTAATGCTTTGAGTAGCAATATCTGCAACAGCGCCGTTAATGTCTGTAGTGTTATTAACCAACACAGTAGTGCTATATAGCGGGTTAGTAGCTGATACTGCCGCGCTTGTCTGTTTTAGCGTTAGGGCTACAGTTGTACCCCAGGCAGCTTGCAAAGTTGCGTTTACGTTTGCAGCAGCTGTGTCGCTCAAAAAGTCTAGAGTGATAGTGCTGGCCTCTAGGCCCTTAACAAACTTATGCGCTGTATCGCCCATAGCTGTTACCTCTAGCTCGTAAAAGGCACGGTTAATAGTTGCGCTTGTTACGTGATCTGATAGGGCTACCGAGTTAAGGGTAACCACTACGGTATTGGATAGATAAATCGCCATTGGGCTATTCTCCTGTTGTCTCGGTAGGTGTGTCTTTTGTCTTTGTCTCTTTAACCTCTACTGGCAGCTCTTGGCCAATTTTGATTAAAAACGCTTTTTCTTCATCTGTAAGTGCCATTAGTTAGCTCCAGCTCGTTAGTATGCTTATTTGTAAATCTGCCGTTAGATAGTCACCTGCGGCAACGCTTAGTACGCTTGGCGCGCTCACGCTAGTAACATTAAATACGATTGCGCTATTAGCTAGTTTAGTAAACACAGCTACTATTGTGTCCTCTATGCCAATTAGGTTAGAGGCGTTGTCAAACATTGGTAC